GAAAATTATCACTAAGAAACGAACCCCTACGGTTACAAAAGTAGAAGCTGGTCCTGAAGGTTATCAGGACAAGGCTATGATCCCTACAGAGGACGCACCTAAGATCACTATTACGGAACGATATGCTCCCAGACCTTATATAGAGAGCCGTCCTATTGATAGAGTACTTGTGGACCCTCATACTTCTTACGCAGACATTCGTAGAGCGGATTGGGCCATTGACCAGAGATTCATGGACTTCTACCAACTTCAAGCCTTGATTAAAGGTATTGATGAATTACCGGCAGGCCATCCTGATAAAAAGGGTTGGGAACTTCCTAGCGAAACCGAGTTAAAATCATGGTTCATGCCGCCTTCTAATGCTGGCGATATGGGAGAATCAGTTACCCAACAGGCAGCATACGTTAAAGGCGTACTACACCACGCAGAAGATATCAATATTCAAGTAACCCCAGACATTCTATTTAAGAAGTTGGAAGTTCTTGAGTACTGGGATAAGCAGCGCAAAATCATTGTAATCCAACGAAAGAAAAAGCTTTACTCAGGGGAAAATCAATTTGGAGTTATCCCTTTCCTTTCAGCTAATTGGTGGAATAGACCAAGAGCATTTTACGGAATGGGACTGGGCCTAATTGTAGGACAAAACCAACGTGTAGATCAGGGAACAATCAATGCTATCCTGAAAATACTGTCATTTGGTGTCAATCCTGTGTATTTGCGTAAGCGCGATTCAAACTCGCCTACTCAAATGATTCGCACCGGATTGGGTAAAATCCTGACCGTAGATACGGAAGTTGATAAGGCGTATAAATTACTTGATTCGCCTAAAGTTCCACCCGATGTGTGGTCCGCGCTGGCAGAGTCCGAGAAAGCTACCGAAAGTAGCTCTGGAGCCGATCAACAGCTTGTTCAAGGCTCAACAGCAGGCCCAAGATCATCAATGGGACGCACGGCAACAGGTGCTACCAACTTGGCAGGAGCTAGTGCAACACGACTTGACGGGCCACTTGATAATTTTATTGAGCAGGTTTTCAAGCCTTGGTTGTACATCCTAGATATGTTGGTATTTGAGTTCTTCTCTGATGCTGAAATTTATAGAATTCTAGGTGCAGAGAAGGGTAAAGACTTCGAAGTTGACTTAGAAGAATTCCATGAAGGTGTTGTAGAATACGAGGTTCTAGCGGGTGCTTCATTAGCCGCTAAGAGAACTATGAGCCAATCAATGACCTTGATTACTCAGATATTCGAGAACCCAACAATTCAGCAGAATCTTGCCGAAATTAACGAAGAGTATATTGACTTCAAGCAGATTCTCAAGATGTGGATGGAAGCAAGTGAATGGAAAGACTTCAATGATATTGTGAAGCCTATGACTCAAGCTATGAAAGACCGAATGGCAGCTAAGTCGCAGGCGGCTCAACAGCAGTCTAAATTAGCAACACAATCCGCTATTAGTAAGCAAAACGCAGAACAGAAATCTCAGTTACAGCAAGAATCCGCCGATGCTCGCATCAAGGAAAGATTGATTGTAGGTGCAGTTCTGAATAGCGCAAAAGGCGAAGCTAATGAAGGACAAGCCACCGATGTTGGTTTAGGCGGTGGAGAACCAGAAGTACAGTAGTCACCAGCTAGAGGTTGTGGGCCTCCTTCTTTAAAAAAGGCCCTTAAATTGTGAGGATGCCAGAAGGTTACCATACGGGCGTGGCATTGTGAGAAATACCTTCAATAATCCTTGGGAGGGGAGGGGAGATGGAAGATTTTAATCCAGAAGTTAATCTGGACAGAGCAGAGCAATCGGCACTGGCCTCAGTAACGTCCCAACCGGGATTTGCTGTGATTCAGAAAATTGGCAGAGCCTGTGTAGACCAATTTGTAGTGAAATGGATAAATCAGACAACAGATGAAGACATTCTTCGTGCACATCGTCATGCAAAAGTAGCAGCACAACTTTATACAGCATTCATAAGTGAAATTAAACTTCAAGTAGATGAATATATACACGCACAACCACAAGATAAACCAGTTGACGTAGCAGCATCACTAGATATTGGTGAATTTACCCACGAGGGTAACGCGGTAGAGGAAAATTTGTTTTAAAGGAAAAACATGAGAAAAGGAGAGTATATAGACTTATCCGACATGGTATTTAACCATATAACGATTAAGTCTTATAGTCATTCGAACAAACAAGGGTCATTTTGGCACTGTGTTTGTTCTTGTGGGAATAAATTTATTGGACGTGGAGCAGCGATTCAGAGCGGACATACAACAAGTTGCGGCTGCATAGGGTTACAACGGTTAGGGGAGTCTAGAATTACCCATGGATTATCCACAACTCCCGAATACAAAACATGGAAAAATGCTAAATCAAGAGCAAAGTTACGTGATATTCCTTTTAATATAGAAGTTGAGGATATTGTAGTTCCTGATGTATGCCCTTTATTGGATATTCCTATATCTAAAAAAGGTGGTAAACTTACAAATAATAGCCCATCACTTGATTGTTTTAATCCAAATTTGGGTTATGTTAAAGGAAATGTATGGGTAGTTAGCCAAAAAGCTAACACAATTAAACGAAACCTAACACTACAAGAGTGGAAGAGTTTTGTGAATCGACTGGAGGAGAACAGTGGAAAATTCACAGCAAATTGAACAGGTAATTGTGCCTGTTGAGGAAAAGATTTATAAATATCAGCCTACCGATGCAGAGGGCAGACCAATCGGAGGAGCGCAGGTAATTAAATACACAACGGTAGATGAACTACGCGACAAGCTTACTGAGCAGAATGTTCTTCTAGTACGCAAGCTGCGCGAACAGACTAAGAAAGTTCGCCTTGGTATCGAAGAAAGGGAAGAATTACCGGAAGATATTCAGCACGCAGATGGATTTATTCAATTTGCCCCGCGCGACCTTTCAGACGAAGAACGTTATGATATTGCCCGTAGATTAGCAGACCCTACGACTTCAGCACAGGCAACTCAGGAATTAATTGAAGCCTCAGTTGGCGCTCCGCTGGACTCCATCGGTAAGACACTTCAGAGTACTCAGCAGGAAGTAATTTCACTTCGCGCGAAACTAGAAGCTAATGCTTTCGTTGCAGATAACCCAGACTATTATCGTTGCCAAGAGAATTTCGAAGCTATTACATCTTGGATGGTACGATATGATTTGGCCCCTGTAAAAGCTAACTTCCAGAAAGCATATGATACGTTGAAGGCACAAGGATTGTTAATTGAAGGTGCTGCCCCGGTAGTAGAGATAGTTGCTCCCGTGGTTGAAGTCCCAATTGCTCCGTTAGAACCTGTACAAGAGCAGGTTGTGCAACATCGTATTCCATCGGGATTAACCCGTGAAATGAGTTCGGACTCTGGTGTTCCACTACAAGCAGGTAGTGAAATTACCTATAAGCTGCCAAACGGACAGGTTCTTACTGGTCTAGCCGCTATTGCAGCTATGCCGGGAGAAGAGTACAAAACTCGTCTGCTGCGTGATAAGAATTTTGGAAAGCTAGTAGATAAACTAGAAGCTGATGCTAGAAAGCCGAGAGGCTAACATGACAATACGCGATTTTGTTATGCAAGACTTTGCGAAAGTCATGGAAATAAATGATAAATACCAAGACGTACCTGCTCCTAAATCATTTGTATTAGAGTCTATTGAAAAAGGACACGCATGGGTAGCAGAAGAAAATGGTGAAGTCATCGGTTTTATCATTGGTAAGATTAAACATGGAGCGGCTTACATTAACAATGTTACTGTAGAACCCGCACATCGCGGTAAAGGAATTGCCACTAAATTGATTAAGCAATTTGAATCAGTTTATGGAATGAATCAAAAACCTGAGAACATTTTTTTCTGGCTTCAGGTTGACGCAAACAACACTGCACAAAAACTGTATTTCGATTTGGGATATAGAGTGTACTCGGTTGATGAGAATTATTATGGGAAAGGCAAACATGCTATATGTATGGCAAAAAGCGCTAGACCCATCTGGAACGTATCGTCTTAGTGACCCTAGATAGACTAGCGTAAACAATACGATACAAATGGAATTCACAGTCGGATTACTGTAGAGCCACCAAAAGCGTGAGGCAACTAAGGTTGAAGTCTTAACCTTGGTCACTGAAAAACACAGTCGGATTACTGGCGTGAAGTAAGTGACGCGATAAGGACATGGGTGTTTATTCTCTGGGAGGAGAAGCGTAACCAACCACTTTTATAAGGAATAACCAACATGGCCGGTTATAGCCCATCTAGTAATAGTCAGTCAAATTTGCCTCAGTCAACGGTTCGTTACTACGACAAGAAGTTCCGTGAGAACCTGAAGGCGCAAACTCCGTTCGTTGCTTGCTCGGAGCGTCTGGACCTACCAATGAAGTCTGGTAACCAGTACGAAATGTTTATGTACGTTCCTCTAGCAGCCAACACAACTCAGACAACTGAGGGTACTGTTGGAAGCGGTATTGCTATCAACGTGCTTACAACCACAGCAACAATCGGTGAATATGCGGACTACGCTAACTTCTCAAGTCTGTCTCTTGCTACCGCAATTGACAACACTGTTGAGAACGTTGCGCGTGAACTTGCGTATCGCCTTGGCGAGTCTCTAAGCGGTCTTGTCCGTGCAACTGCTGACGGTGCAAATGCTGTTGACTCAAGTGTACTTGTGCAGCTTGGCGCAACTTCACTTACAAGCTTTACAACTCTAAGCCTTAACCAGATTCGTAACTCTGTGCAGAGCCTTGCTGGTCGTTCGGTACGTCCGTTTGACGAAGCAAGTAAGACATTCTGCGGTGTAATTCATCCGTTTGCCCTTGGCGACGTTCTTGCTGACAACAGCAACGACTCACCTATCGACATTCTGAAGCACACCCCGGTAGGTCTTGCTCGCATGGAAGACCTTATCTCTGTAGACCTAACTGAAATGATCGAACTTCCTTCAACGGGTGTTCGTTTCTTCCAGACCAATCAGGTTACCACAACTTCGAACTATAAGAGCGTAACAGGTCTAACGGCCCTACGTACTTATATCTTCGGACGTGATGGCATCTTCAGCATTAAGCTTGGTGCGCAGGGAGATACAGGCTTCGGTGACGGAGAATGGCAGAACATCAAGTGCAACATTGTGCAGAACGCAGAACCAACTGTAGCTGACCCTGAAGGTCTAATCCCCGGATGGACTAGCTACCGTGTTCACTTTACGACTTCACTTGGACCGGATACCACAATCCGCATCCGTGAAATCGACGCGGCATCTGCCATCAGCTAATCAGGGCTGATTAAGCAACTGAGGGGAGTTGAAATATACTCCCCACGCATCCTAAGATGGGTGCACTCATCAAGGAGAAATAATGAGT